ACTAGTTGCTTCAGTTGTTTTAGCCAATTCTTCAGCAGTTTTATCACCTATACCTTCTAACGGTGATTTTATTTCCATATCTGCTAAACCTGCCATTTCTGGAGTTTGTAAAACTTGCGCTGTTGGTTGCTGTGCTGAACCTGTTGGAGTAACAGCTGGTCTTTGCGTGGTTGCAATTACTTGCGCATTGGTTTGGTTTTTTTTGATAATATCAACTAATAATTCAGCTTCTTTATTAAGGTTTGCAAGATTGTTTTTACTTAACAATTCTTTTTCTTTTAATAAATTACCTTGCTGTTGTATTAATTCAGCACCACGCGCATCTGTGGCGTTTGTTTGAATACCAGTACTTAACATTTTATTAAGTATATTTTCTTTTTCTTTATGAAAAGATAATTCTTCTTCAATAATTTTAGATTGAATTTCTTCTAAGGCTGATGCTGCTGCTTTAGCTTTTGCTGATGCAATTAAAGCAGCAGTATATTTCTCTACAGCTTCACGTGCCAAATCTGTATTTATGGTTTCTAAATTTAATTTACCTAAGTATTTAGGTGAAATTTTATTCAAGTCTTTTATTGCTTTTAATCTTATACCTTTACTTAGATTTTCATCTTTTGCAATAGATAACAATTCTGCTAATTTTGCTTTTTCGCTGGCAATAGAGCGTATTGCTGTATCTCTAACATCATTTAAAAGGTTTGTTTTTTTAATTGCTTCATCTGTAGTATTATTATACAATAAAATTGCAGATACTACCAAACCAATTGCCACAGCAACAGCAGTCCAAGGATTAGATAATGCTACTGCCTTTAAAGCAATCATACTTGCACGTAAAACACCAAACACTTTTATTAAACCTGGTACTACATTTGTAGCCATATAACCCATAACTGTAAGTAATGGTCCTATTGCTGCAGCAAGTAAACCAACTCTTACAACTAAACTTTTTGTACCTTCATCTAAATTTTTAAAACCACTAACTAAAGAAGCAATTCTTTTTGCAAAACCTTCAACTATTGGTTTTAAATTATCACCAATAGAAATAAATAAACTTTCAACAGCCGATTTTAATTTAAACAAAGAACCTTGCAATGTGTTATCCATTATTTTAGCCATACGTTTTGCCGCACCACCAGAATTTTGATAAACTGTTGTTAAATCTTTAGCTTCACTTATATTTTCAGCCATAATAGAAGCAACGGTTGCACCACGTTTTCCAAATAACTTTAAAGCTGTTGCATTTTTATTTGTTGAATTATTAATACGAGCCAAAGCAACATCTAAAGTAATACCTTGTTTTGCTAATTCTAAAAACATATTTCTAAGACCAGTTCCAGCAGTACTTGCATCAACACCTCTATCTACTAATATAGATAAAAAAGCTGTTGTTTCTTCTAAAGAAACATTTGCGTTTTTTGCAACAGGTGCAACCGTACTCATACCAGTTTTAAATTTTTCTAAATCTAAAGCAGAAGATGAAAAACTATTTGCCATTACATCAACAACACCTTGCATTTGTGAAGCATCTTTTCCAAACGCTCGTAATGTAGAAGCTGCAACAGTCGCACTACTTGCCAAATCTTCACCAGTTGCTAAAGCTAAATCTAAAGTAGCATCAGTTACTTTCATTATTTCAGCAGGCACAAACCCAAGTTTTGAATAACTTAATTGCAAAGCTGCAACTTCGTTTGCTGTATATCTTGTTTTAGCACCTAAATCTAAAGCGTTTTGTTCTAAATCTTTAAAAACTTTACCTGTTGCACCAGATACAGCTTTTACTTTTGCCATACCTTGCTCAAAATCTGCAAAGGTTTTTACCGAAGCAACTCCCATTGCTATAATTGGTAAAGTAACCGATCTGGTTAATGTTTTACCAGTCTTTTTTAAAGAATTACCAAAGCGTTTTATTTTACGCTCCGAATTCTGCATTTGCGTACTAAACTGCTTTAAATCTGCAAAAAACTTAATATTAATTTGACTTAATGTTGCCATTATTCTTATATTTTATTTAAACCAAAAGAAATTTCTTCATCTGGATTGTTATATTTACTTTCGTTTGTTTCTTCTGGAGCTGATAACATTTCGCCAATTGCCATAACCAATGCCACAATTGGATCTATACGTTTTTTACCTTTATGTGATCTACCTTTGTGGAGTTTTATGTTTTCGTTGGCATCTTCGTAAATTACTACTCCAGATAATGCCCAAGCCAACAGAATACTTCCATCGTGTTTTAGTTTACCTTCGTATAATTTCTTTTCAAATTGCTTTGATGGAAAAGACATATTCATAATATTTTGCTGATAGAAATCAACATTGATATTACGTTCTTGTAAAATCTGAACAATATGCGAAGCGTTGTACGGATCAAAGCCTATACGCTCAATATTGTATTTTGGATAGACATCGCATATTTTATCTTCTATCCAAGTATAATCAACTGTATTACCTGGTGTTGCAATTAACAAACCTAAATCAGCCCAATGTCTGTATGGTACATTATCTTCTCTACTACGTGCATCAATAATATCTTTAGGGCAAAAGTTGTAAGATTTTATATAGTGGTTGCCTTTTTCATCGGCATTTGTTATGATACCAACCGAAGATAAATCAATTACTTTTGATAAATCACAACCTGCCCAAGAGCCATATTTTTGTGCTTTAGCAAAGAATAAATCATCGTAATTATCATAACCTTCAAAGTCGGTTACTTTATTAGATTGAAATATTTCATTAGGTATCCAAATTTCAGGAGCATCAACCCACATATTTAAATGTTTGGTTTGGAAGTTTGGTTTTTTAGATAACTGGTTTTTAGCTTTTATAAATTCCTTTCGCAAATGCGCTAACATTGGCGGATTATAATCCATATTTGGATTGGCTTTTTTCCAATTGTTTTCATCTTCCCAATCATCACCATCATCTAAATCGTGTATCATTATAAAAGTATGATGATCTGTTTTTTCACCTTCTAATATTTCTACATAAGTATCTTCAGCAGCTTTACAAACAGAATACACATTGGTACCAGCAGTAGTAATTAAATACGTTAACGGATTTAATCTTGCACCCATTGCACTTTCTAAAACTTCACGAACACCATCATCTTTATGCGCATGATATTCATCAATTAAAGATAGTGATGGATTTAAACCATCTTGTGTTTTACTATCACCACCTAAAAATTTAAACGAACCGATATTTCGTGGAAACTTAATTTCACGTTGAAAGGTTTTAAAACCTATATAACGTAAAGCAGGTGATTTTTGAATAAAGTCATACGCTTGATCCCAAAGTAATTTGGCTTGTGCTTCCTTGGTTGCGCCAACAAAAACCTCTGGTGAAGATTGACCTTCAAATGCAATTACATACAAACCTAAACCAGCCAAGAATGCTGTCTTACCATTTTTACGAGCTTGTTTATCGTAAACTGTATTGATACGTCTTAATCCGTTTTCTTGCTTTTTCCAAGCAAAGATGTTGTATGCTGTGAATTGTTGGTAAGGTGATAAAGTAAATTCTTTTGCAGGATGTTTTGCTAATGGTCCTTTTGTATGTTTTAAAAAAGCAGGAAAGAAATCAATTACTTTTAAACCTGCTTTATGATCTAAATAAAACCCATCTTTATCAGCATCATCAATCCATTGATAAAAGCGTTTTACTGCTAATTTTATTTTATTACCAACAACAATATTCCCTGCCAATACATCTCTTGCGTATTGGAAAGGAATTGAATTATATTGTGCTGGTGATATGGTCAATGTTAACTGTATTTCTGGTTAAAGCTTTCAAATAAATCTAGTTGGTTATCTGGTTGTTTTGTTTCTCCTAAATTCTTTCTATCTCTAAAAGACAAGCCAAAATGTGAAGAGACTTCTTCTAAATCTTTATTGAATTGTTTCATTACTGTAAGCCAAGGCGAAATGTTTTGCGCGCCACCTTTAAACTTTTGTACGTAACCTTTATAATCGCCTGGCGAATTATGGTTCAACTCGTTTATTTTTGCGGTGATTTCACTTCTACCTGCTAAGGCAATTGCAGCTTTTTGCAAGTGGATTAAATCTAATTGTGTAAACTGGTTTGTTTTTACAAATTCTTTTGCAAACCATCGCCAAAAGTGTTTTTGTAAGTTGTTTAGATTAAATTTACTTGGTATGGTTGGTGTTTTTGTTAGCACATCATACAAGAGTTTTTCCCCAACTTGTGCGCTAGTGTCTAACTTATGTACTATATCTAATTTATTATCACTCATAATTTTTATTTAAAAAGAGCATTGCATTTCTGCAATGCTCCAAACACATACAAATCACCATCCAAAGAATTGTATTTTATTGCTGCAATAACAGGAATTGAACCTGTGAGGATTTGGATTAACTCCAAACGATAAACCAACTTATCATTACTGCAATGAACACTTTTAGCTGTTTGATTAATTAACTAGGTATTAATATTATTTCTACAGCTAAAAGTGTATTCTGATTTTAATTAACAGTTGCAACTCAGCCCGTCTCTTGCTCTACGATAACTGAAACGAGTAAACAATTGTTTATTAATGGTATTATAATTGCTAATTGGTTTACTTCTGTTTTTTAAATATTTATAGGAGTTATTTTGTATTTTACCAACATCATTTGGTTTAAATACGTTTTTTACAATTACCGCATAATTAACGGTAGTATTGAACTCCAAAGATTGATTTATACTTTTACTGACAATGACATCAAAATCATCAACATAAAAGTTAAAATCAGTTACACAAACTGCCATATCAATTCCAACATCTTGGAAGATTGATATTTCAGCATTCGGTTTTTGTCCATCATTCATTGTGAAACTAAACGATGTGATACTAAATGATATTAGCATCAATAAAGACAGTATGAAACGCTTCATATTTTTGTTTTTTTATGGTTGTTTATATTAAAAACCACCAAACTCTTGTTTGTCCCAAAACTCCTGTTATTAATAAATAATTGAGCTTAGTGGTTTATTTAAATAGTTTTTTCATTTCTTCTTGTGATCGTACTTTTGTTTTCTTTTTAACTTCATTTTTATCCCAGATTAATGGATAAAACGTTGTTTTCTTTTCGTGTTTTTTCTTTTGACCTAATGGAGTTAATAAATAATTGTAATAAATTATCTCTCGCATTTGGTTCCAGCTTATCTCTAATTCAAGACTAACTTTCTTTTGCCAACCACCAACGATATTATAAAATTGGCGTGGTGTTAAGGAATAGAAATAATTTATTGTTAATCCCATTTCACCACAAGCGTAACTTTCTAAATCATCAAAAGTTATTTCTTTATTGCTTTCTTCTTCGGTTTGGCTTTTGACTTTCCCAAGCTATCTTTGTTTTCTCTTGGAATGGTATCTATAAAAGCCGCTATAATCTCCATTGCTTTTTCTGGATCACTCATTACTGCTTCTGTCATATCCATTGCCGTGACATTTAACTCCGTTTGCGCCGCATATTCTGCACCTGACAGAATTACATCTCCTAAGGTTTCAAAGAAATCAAAGGTTGGTTCTGTATCTTCATCAACCATAAGTACTTTTAAATACTTATCAATTGCTGAGAATTTATCTTCTCCTTGCATTTCTAAAAAAAGCTTTAACGAACCAAAAGAGAATTTTAACTCGTATGTAATTTTATTAACTGTTATAAATAGTTTTTTCATTTTATGTGTGTTTTATTTGTGTTTAAAAGCAATCCTTGACTGCGGCTATGAAACACAGCCAAGGATTAGCACTGGCAAAGGATTATGCTGTTGCACCAATTGTTAATGTTCCTGTTCCTTTTAAAGAATAAGACATATCAACACTTTCTTCGTTATTTGCGTTTATTGTAAAACCTTCAATGTACGCTTCACCTGAATAGGTTATATGACCTGAAACGCTATCAGCAAGTTCAAACTTTAATTTATCACCATTAACAGCATAACCTGCTAACATTATATTTGAATTTTCAGTTGTAGTATCTGAAGATGCTTTTGCAGAAACTGATAAACCAAAAGAATAATCACCTGGTGTAGTAACTTTTCCATCAGTATCTTTTGTTGCTACTTCTTTAAAATCTCTTGAAAAGTCCAATGATACTTCAACTTCGTGAAATATGTCTTTTCCTCCTAATTTTAGACGCATTGTATCGCCTTGCAAAAATGTACTCATATCTTTATTTTTTTATATTTAAACTTTGTTTTACGTAAATTTGATTATCTTGATCTAAGAATGGTATTGCTCCATCGTTTCTGAATTTGTATTTTTTACCATTATATTCAACACCATTAATTGTTTGCATTACTGCAATTACTTTTTCGTTTAATTCTAAAGCTTCATCATAGGTTTTATGATAAGATAGAATGTCAATTGCATAATCATTTGCATTATCTTTAGTTACTTCTGGCAACTGTGATACATTGTAAACAACAAAAGGTGCTTCTGTATCTTGATCAGCTATTAATGGATATACTTTTGTACCAACTATTGTTGAAACTGCTGCATCATCCTTTAATGCTTTTGCTATTATTTTACTTAATTGTAACATCTATTTACTTAATCTATCAATTTGCTTTTGCAGGTACTTTGCCACTTTCTTTTCAGCATCTGCGGTTACTTTTCCTTTTGTTTGTGAATAGGCTCTTTGCATAAATGGATTTGATTTTTGTTTTACTGTTCCACCTTCTACAAATTGACCATACCAACCATCGTTTTTTCTTCCTTTACTTCGTGGTCCTACGTATAAGACTGCATTTTCTTTTCCTAAACCTCTTTTACCTCTAATTTTACCAATCGATTTTCTAAGATTACCTGACCTTATTAATTTTCTGGCACGTTTACCAGATATTATATGGTCTTTTTTGCTTCTTGGTGCTTGCTGACGTGCAGCTCTTACAGTTGAATTGGCAACTTGACCAAGTATTTTTAATAATTCTTTACGCTTTACTTTATCTGATAGGCGTTTTAATTGCTTTTGTAATTCATCAAAGCCGCTTATTTCTACCAAAGATTTACTCACGCTTGCTTGTTTTTAGTTTTAAAAACTCTTTTTTACCAATTAATTCTACTGAATAGATTTCATAATCTCCATCTTGATCACGAACAAACATTTGTTCACCTTTTTTCCAAACATCTTCTACAAATCTTATGGTATAAACCCTACTTGATAGGTAGTATATTTTTCCATCTTCATTTTCGTTTCCTCCACCATCTTCAAGCATACAGCTTATTGGACCAACTAATTCATCTGACTTTGCAGTTTCACCAGTCGCTGATGAAATACCTGCTTTATTTAGATAAATTTCTATACGATGATTAAGCATTCCTGCAAATATCTTTGTTACGCCCATTTTTTGAACTTTCTTAAAATGTTATGGCTTGCAGATTGCTTTTCATCTGGACTATCTTCTCGATAAGTGTACAATCTTGTCAATATTAACTTCATTGCTGAAATGATTGATTTAGGACAAGTTGCTACAGTATAACCTACTTTTACAATTGTTACTACAGCATCATCTGATACATCTATCTCTGGCAAGTCTGCTGTTTTGTAGATTATTTTTTTATCATTCATTGATATTTTACGCAAAGCGTATTTATCTAATGGAAGTGTTGTTTCAACATCATCTACTTTATACTTTATACTTACAATTTCTGATACTGGTGAATAGTCTTTTTCTATATCTGTAATAAAAGATGAAGAAGTAATTTCTAAATCTCTTTGTGCTATAAACCGACCAATGTAATTTTCAGCAATTTCACGAGCTTCTGCAATGTATTCTAAGATTAAACTATCTTCGTGATTTACAATTTCATCTACACGCAATTGGAATTTTGCTTGCTGTAATGTGATTAACTCCGTTGGAGTTGTTGATATGATGTTATAGTAAATCATTGTAGTTTGTCTATGCTTTTTTTGCGAAGTTTGCCTTTATTAATTCTGCGGCTAATGCAACAGGTAAAACCACAACATCACCAACATGGTAGCCTAATTTAAAAGGCCCTGAACTTGGCGAGTATAAAAATTTTACTTTTACCTTTTTTTGTTTTTTAGCTTTATCAGCAGGAGCTTTATCAGCAGGAGCTTTATCAGCAGGAGCTTTATCAGCAGGAGCTTTATCAGCAGGAGCTTTATCAGCAGGAGCTGGTTTATTTGGATCTTGTGAAGCGGTTTCTTTTACAGCTTCTAAAGTTTTGATTTCTTTAACTTCATCTGGTGTAAGTTGTCTATCTTCTTTATTTGCTTTTGACATTATGGCTTTGATTTTTTCTTTTGACATTTTTTAATGTTTTAGTGATGGTTTAAAAAAAAGGCTGCTCTGTTATAAAACAGCCTTTTTCCAATTATTAACTCAAAAATTATACTATGCTAAAGCAATATCTTTAACTACTGTAAATGCTTTTGGCTGTCTTACTAAAACATCCATATACATATTGATAGTTAATTTTATTTGTCCTTGATCTGCTAACGTAATATCATCAACAGTTACATCTAAGAAACTCCATTCTGCAATTAATACTTCTTTGAAATCTCCAAAGATTGCAGCAGATAAATCTGTTCCTGCACCTTTAGCTAAATCGTTTGGTACTAAATTAGAAACACCAACTTGGTATCCGTTAATTTCGTTTGCACCAGTCATTAAATAATTTGCATCACCTGCTTGGTGTTTGGTTTTTTTCAAATTACCTTTTGTTCCTGCGTTAATTAAATAACGACTGCTTGCAGTAGAAGCGTTTGCAATTTCTGCTTGCGTTTCCATATCCACAACAACATCCCAAGTAATTGCACCACCATCTGCACCGATAGCAACTACATTTACATCTGCTTCATTTAAAATTCCTTTTGGTACATTACCAGTTCCAGAACCATTAATACCTGCTAAATCAATAGCACGTTCTACAGCTCCTAAGATTTCAGACATTGTATATCTTTCTAAATCAATAGCAGATTGTGCTAAATTTCTTTTTGAAATTTGTGTAACCGCAGACAAACGTTTTGGTACCATTGGTTTTTTAGTGTACTTGTTTTTTGTTGCTGTTGTTTGAGCAACTTCACCTTCCCAAGTAGCTACAATACCACCTTCGTTAACAGTAAATTCAAGATTACCTGTTAATCCACGTAAATATGTAGCACCAAGTTGTGCTAAAATTGGTTTTGGATTTAACATATCAATTACACCTTTGTGTTCTGTAGGCACTAAAGCACCACCATATATACCACCATCTTCTGCAACTGTTTGCGCTGATGCTCTTACAGATGCCATTGGTATTAAAATACCAGATGTTGTAATACCTGCTTTTGCAGCTCTTTCTGCAATTGCATTGTGCGCTTGTAATTCTACTCCAGTTAATGCTTCTGCACCATTTCTTAATCCAGAACGAATTGCTTTGTGCAAAGAATATCTTTCTTGCGGTTCATCACCTGCATTTGGTGTAATTGGCGCACCATTTTGTGCTGCTTGGCGTAATTGTGCATCTGCAACAATTTGCGCATCTTCAATTTGCTTATCTAATGCACGTATATCTGCATCTAAATCTGCTAATTGTTTTTTTTCATCACCTTCAAAAACTTTACTTGCGCGTGCTTCTACAGATTTTAAGATGTTTCCTTGCGCTTCTACTTTTGAAGCTCTTTCTTCTTTTAATTGTTTTAATTTGTTCATTTTTTTATGAATTGTTTTTATTATAATTATGTTGAGCTTCAAAAAGTTCTAAGGCTCTTTTGTTTTTTTCAATTTGTTGCGCATCGACAACTTCGATTGCTTCAATGTGCATATCGAATGCACGTTTACCAACTGTGGTATCTTCATAAGCCGCAAAGGTTACTGGAGAAACATCGTACAATCGTTTCGCTTTTTTTAATTGACGTATT